CCAAGAATTAGAATTAATGATGGATCTATTGGAGTATTCCCGACAACTGTGCAGAATGGGGATGTTATTACTTTATACAATAAATCATCAACAACTTTTGGTGGAAATGTAGAAACTGCAATTAAAGTTGGAACAAGAATTATTACTACTTGGAGTATTGACACTTACTTAACTCCAGACTCAATCCCATCATTCACTGCTCCTCCTAACTTAACAAATAGAGTACCAGATACATTTATTTCTAGTGCTGTTGTGGGACTGACAGATTTTAACGTTCCAATTACTATCACTGCTACCAATGGAGCATTAATTTCTATTGATTATGACACACCAGTTGCTGGACCAAGAACTTTTGATCCACTAGTAAATCAGTTAATTTTCTTAGTTTTAAAGACACAAAACGCTTTAAGTGCTAGTTCCAGTACCACAGTAACTATTGGAAATGCTACACCATTTACGTGGACAGTATCAACATATGCTGTTGCTCCTCCTCCTCCATCTAATCTTAGCACTTGGTACAGCATTAAAACTAAAAAATATGATGGTTTTTCGATTGGAACTGTTGTACAAATATTGAAAGAAAACGTTGTCAATGAATATGGTGATATTGAAGATAGATTCCCAGGATTCCTTGAATGTGATGGAAGTTCTTATCCAGTCGCACAATATTCTGATTTATGGAACATTATCGGTAATACTTATGGTGGTAATGGAGATTATAATGAGACTACATTAACCTACAGTGGCACATTTAATGTTCCTGATTACAGAAATAAAAGAATATGTGGAATTGGAGCACTAGATGCTAACTTTGGTGGTTCTCCTTTCTTACCTGTTGACACAGGCAGTATTAATCAAGTTGGATCCACTGGAGGATATTGGTATATTGACAGATCTGGCATTGCTGGCCCATTACCTTTAGAACAAGTTTATACTGGAGGAACCGAAAGTCCATTCTTTAGTTTAGGAACAGTCAAAACTATCGGAACCGAGCAACTTACAGGGGAATTGACATTTAATATTACTGGATCAATTAATGCTATTCTTGGTCCAGTTGGAGAAATTAGTGTGAATGTTCCAGCACACGATCACGTTTATTGGTCTTCTACTGTAGAATCTGATTCTGGAGAGCCAGTAATACCATGGGGCACTAGAGCCATGTATGGTTTTAGTGGATCTTCGAGTTCTTATAGTGGTAGAGGAGTTGCTGACTCTGCTGGTCAATCTTCAGTTATTTCTCAGTTTAGAAATATTGCTGGATCTACATTTATTTCTGAGGTACAAAGAACTGGACTGGAATTTGACAGTATACTTCCACTTGATTCTAGTGAAGATATTAAATTTGGTAACTGGTGGGCTAGCCCAATTTCCACACTCCAAAGTCTTGCTGGTGGTAGAATATATGATACTGGATCAGCTGCTGCTAACGATGCTGGTGTTATTGATACGCAAGCATCTACAATGAGAATTTCTCCGTATGCTTCTCCAGGAACATTAAAAACACACTCACACCTCATGAGTCTTGATGCTGCTACTAATCCACAAACAGACTTTACCTATGGTAATGTTAATGGAGTAGGAACAAAATATGCAGGATCTCTTCCAACAGCAAATACTTCTCTAGAAGTTACTTTTAACCAAAGTGAAGTTCTTCTTGAATTAAATCCAGCTACATTTACTTTCAACTCTAGTATCAAACCAATTCCTACTGTAGAATTGCAACCAACTAAAACTGTACCACTCGTAACACCATTCCACAAAGTAAAATATATAATAAAAGCATACTAAAATATTATGACTGTGCAACCATACAGACCTCTCGAATTGATGAGAGATCCAAAGCTGACTAAATTTGAATTAACAGATTTTATCGGTGTCTGGGAAAATTTTGTTCCAGCAAATTTTTGTGATCAACTGATAGAATTTTTTGAGCATACTATTAACAATACTGCAGATTATATTGAACCATCTAGCCCAGTTCCAGAAAAACAAACGGAAGCTTTGGTATTGAACGGTGATGTTCAATATAAAGGTAATTTAAATAGAAAAGATACTTCCATTCTATTAAACTACACCAATGACACTTATAGCTATCAGGTAAATCAATTTTTGAAATCATGTGTTTTACATTACATTGATAATTTTTCTCAATTGAGTAAACTTGCCATGATTTCTTCTGACATCAAATTCCAAAAAACAGAACCAGAAGGTGGATATCATTTATGGCATTATGAAAATGCTGCTCTCGAATATGCTGCCAGAGAATTAACGTGGATGGTTTATTTAAATGATATTCCTGACGGAGAAGGAGAAACTGAATTTTTATATCAGCGTAGAAGAATTAAACCAACCAAAGGAACTGTAGTTATATTCCCTGCTGGAATGACTCACGTACATAAGGGTAATACAATATTCACGACGAATAAATACATTTTGACTGGATGGTATATAAAAACTGCTAGAGTTTAAATATGGAACAACAAATGTTAAAGCCGAATATTGAGATTGATTTTCTCAATAAGTATATTTTTACTCCATCAGACGATTTAACGTCTTCTGTTGCCAGTGTTAAAACCATCGATGAAAATCTATTAGTAAAATTCTTTGATAATATTGATCCATTTTGGCATACTGAAAACGATCAACTACAATATTTCATTCAATACAATAATGGAGAATATTTTTGTCAAAGAAGAAAATTAAAATATGATTTTGCTACTAAAACTAGTTACTGGCAAACATATAACTTAAAAAATATTCCTGCAGATAAAATTAATCAATTAGTTGAAAGAATTGAGGCGTTTGTTATTCTTAATGCCGATGTCAAAAAGTTTTTAGCTATCAATGAAGTTAAAGAAGTTGGTCAAGAATCTCTTTTCTACGAAAGAAGATTGCTTAAAAAGCTTGCTGAAAAAAACTCTATGCTATCAGCATCTGATTGGAGAGTTCTTCCTGACGTAGTTGATACTTATCCTGGTGAAAAAGACATGTGGATGAAGTGGAGAAATACTCTACGTCAAGAAGTAATTCAAAGACCAGAAAATTTTGAAAATCCACTAGAATTTCTAAAGTATCTTTATGATTTAAAATATCCAGTTGATCCAAAACTATATTTTAAAATGTATCCAGAAGGAAAAGATGAAGAAGGAAACGAAGTAGAATATCTTTCAACTCCAGAACAATGGGTTAGATACGATGTTGAAGCATCTACTGACTTCATCACTGCTAACGCTGTTAGAGTATTGAATTACACTAAAGGTTATATCGAAGCTAGAATTAGAGTTAAGAAAAATATTCTTAATGTTCTTAAAGAGTTTGATGTCAGCGACATTTATCCTGAGTATGATATTGATAAATTTGAAGAGGAAACTGCGGAATGATATTAGAAATTGAATTATTACAAGATTATGAAATTCTAACAATCCAAAATCTTTTAAGCACAGCAGCATATAAGCCAGGAAAACTCTCCACTGGAGAAAACACTGACGTTAAAGTATCTGCTGTGGTTGATCAAAATACTTTAGAGTACAAAAAAGTATACGAAATTTTATCTAGAGCAATCTCTAATAATATTACTTTTTCTTCTTTATTATCAACTAAAAAAATAACACCACCTGTCATCGTAAACTACGAAACGGGTGGTTTTTATGATTGGCATATTGATGAAATAGAAATAGGTAGTGTTTTAACTCACTACAGTATGACAATATTTTTAAATAATCCAGATGAATATGGTGGCGGTGAATTAATTTTAATTAGAGATGGTAAAGAAGAACAATACAAATTGCAGGCAGGTAAAGCTTTAATATATTCTACTGGTATGCTACATAAAGTTGCTCCTGTTAAAACAGGAAACAGATTAGTTTCTGTTTCTTGGTTAGAATCATTGATTAAAGATGAATTTGTTAGAAACTGTATATTCAATCTTGGTAAAATCAACAAGGAACTTCTGAACGATAAAGTAGATAGTAACAAGGTATTGAGTTTGGAACAACTTAGAATTAATATGTTGAGGCAGTATGGAAACTTTTAGTAGAGATCAAATTCTATCATATAGAAATATTTTTTCTGTAGATGATTACTGGAAAATAATAGAATATGTAAATAGACCTCAGTGGGCATTTGGTCATGGTTCAAATAATTCTGAACCAACTACACCATTTTGGGTTATGAATTTGAATGACGAACCATTCTTTACAGACTATCTACTAAATATTATACAAGAAAAAACAAATAAAAAGTTTGATCTGGAACGAGTGTATGCCAACGGGCATATGTTCGGAACTCAAGGAGAACCTCATCAAGATGGTTATTCTGAAAACGCTAGAACATTTTTATTTTATGCTGTAAAAAATTGGAGAGTTGATTGGTCTGGAAAAACTGTTTATATATTAAATAGAAATGAACAACATTATGAATTACCTGAACCAAATAAAGGAGTTCTTTTTCCAGGTAAAATGTTTCATTATGCTGAACAAACAACTAGAAAATTTACTGGTCTTAGAGTCACAATAGCTTGGAAATTGCACATAAAGGAGTAAAATGATAATTTCAGAATACAATTGCATTTACTTTGATGATATGGTAGCTAAGTATGTCACCATGCTTGGCAAACCAGTAATTTTTATTAGAGCCTACGGGTGGAATAACGGTGCTGAGGAACAAAAAATTCAACAGTCAAAAGAAATATACAAAAACTCACTGCCATTAGATGTATACACAACAATGGATCAATGTGAATTTTCTGTGATTGAAATTGCTGATGTTGAAGAAGCAATTCAATTTTGTGAAGATAGTTTCCCTGAGTCATCTGACAAATGTGATCCAGAACTTTATGTACATTATAAAGTTTTTAATGCCCAAGGACAAGTTGTAGCAAGTAACTAAAATGTTTTCTGATAAATTTACTGAAATAAAGAACTATAGTTTGGTTCATAAAAAATATTTGGATACTTCTTCCATAATGCCTTGGAGATATACTTCTGTGTTTGATAGTAATTACAAACCAGAAATTAGTGAAGAAGTTAAGAATAAATTTCAGCTATTTTTTTATTATAGATTGCAATACGCTGCTCAAATTTTAGAAGATGATAGAAAATATCTAGAAATAACTCATGAGAATAATATCGTTAAAGAGTATAGAGCAATTAATCCAATCAAATTGCCATTTTTTATTGATTCTGGCGAATGGAATCATTTCATTCATACGCTAGAAATTTCTAATTTGGATAATTGTAGACAAAGAATATTTGATTATGTTGGTGAATCTGTTGTGATGGCAAGTATTACTTCAGTGACATACGATTCAAATTGTAACGCCACTGGATTATATTTTCTTCATGATCCATCAATTTCATTAAATCATTCGGAATTGGCAAATAAACTTTGTAATGCGTCGTATTCAATTAATAGGGCAACCCCAACCGTATACATTAATCCACTTAATAATCAAATTAGTTATAATATATCTTTGCCATATGGCGCTAGGTCATTTAGATATGCTAAAATTTCTGGAAAAACTATGTTTGATTCTTCTGAATGTATTCCAACTAGAATAAAAAATCAACCACAGACAAATAGAGTAATTAATACTTTGGTAGAGCATAAATTGATTACTGATGAAATGGTAGATTATATAAAGGAAGTTATTCCAGAAGATACTAAACTTGAGTTTGAGTATTCTATTGATGAAGATGGAAGTTTAATTGATATTATTGCTAAAAATATTGTGATTGAAGAATTTCATGATGTCGCTAAAGAAAATGATCATCCAATGTATGATATATTTGAAAAAAGAAACTTAATTTGAATGTCAGGAGACAATCACACTACTGGCACAGGGGGTTGACGGACCCTCTTTTTTGTGAGATACTATCTGTATCGAAACGCTTTTGACATGCAACTCCGCCCCCACCAGCAGCGAGCACTTGACGCCCTCCAGAAATACCAGTTCGGGCAGATCATCGCTCCAACTGGTGCTGGCAAAACTCTTATTATGATTTTCGATGCCATGCGTCGGATGCGTGAATCTACCACACCACAGACCATTGTGATCTGTGCCCCCCGTATCCTTCTAGCAGAGCAATTGTCCAGTGAGTTTCTTGAGTTTATTGATAATGCTAACGTTATTCACGTTCACAGTGGAGAGACGCATCATAAAAGCACCACCAACCCGCAAGTAATTGCTACTTGGGATGAGGTTGTTGATAATCATAAACTTATCTTCACTACTTACAATTCTCTGCGTCGTCTCAACGAGTCTGAGATCAATATCGACGTTGCCTATTTTGATGAAGCACACAATGCAGTCCGTACCGACTTTTTTGATTCTGTGGCATCTTGCAATGCTACTAATTACTATTATTTTACTGCTACACCCAAGCATCGTCGTTCTTCTCTTGGAACTGGCATGAACAACAGCATGGTTTTTGGTCAGATCATTGCCAACGTTCCTGCACCTGAACTTGTGGATCAGGGAAGCATTCTGCGTCCTACCATTCAGATTCATGAAGTTGATTATGAGCGTCAGAAAGGTCTCACCGCTGCCGACAACGACGCCAGCACCCTGATCGACATGATCGACGGACTGGACGCTAGGAACGCCCAGAAGGTGCTTGTGGCTGCTCCCAGCAGCAAAGTCTTGTGGCAGATGCTGTCGAGCACCAAGGTGCTCTCAGACCTCGCTCAGCGTGGTTTTGATGTTCTTCACATCACCAGCAAGTTTGGTGCTTATGTCAACCAAACCAAAGTTGATCGTGAGACATTCTTCGATACCTTCAACACCTGGGGTCAAGATCCTGAGCGTAAGTTTATCATCTTCCACTACAGCATTCTGTCCGAAGGTATCAACGTTCATGGTCTGACTCACACCATTCTGCTTCGCAATCTTCCCATCGT